TGCCATACTCTTTCATTCTGTTATGCGGTGCCCGATCTGCCAAAAACAGCGGATCTGTCCCAGGCCTGTCCCCGATATAATTTCTTAATGCCATCACCGCTACTGGCGTAAGCATTCCGGTGCGGTAGGTATCCGTTTTTTCTGCGTAAATTGATACCTGCTTATTTGTCAGATCAATATCTGACACATTGAGGTAAGAGATTTCACCTACACGCATGCCGGTACAAATCATCAATTCAAACAATGCCTTTTCCTTTGGCGTTTGCAGCGCATAGCGGATAGTTTCAACTTCCTCATCTGTCAATCGTACCTTCTTTTTCTTGATCTGCTTGACCTTGTCTACTCCATCAACAATATTATTTTGGATATGTCGCTTCTTAAATGCCCAGCTGAAGAACGTGCAGAGATACCGGTATATTGTGGATTTATAATTGTGGCTGATGTGATCACGATAGGACCTTATAGCAAGATAATCTGTGATATCCTGCGCTGTCACATATTTATAATTTTTATTCACAAAGTCAAAGAATTTCTTTATGATTCCAATATAACTCCTGATAGTTCCGGCATGGAGTCCTGCTGCCACGCTGTCTACACAATACCTTTGCATTAACCACTCATTGTCATGCTCCATAGTCATAGGCAGCTGTTTGATCTCTGCCAGCTCAAAATCCTGCAACTTTACATAAAGCGTAATCTTCATCCGGTCGATCTGTTCCCTGGTCATGCTGTCACGTAATTCATAAGCTACGTCGTTGATTAAATCATTTTTAGTCATATGCGCACCTCATTTTCTCGTTGCCTAAGAAACATCCGTGTGATATGATGATCTTAAGCAGTTGAGCGGTACAGTCTACTTTGGTCGGTGGTTGTACCGCTATTATTATGTGATTGTTTGCAGTCCTTCTGCAGCTGGAATTTCAAACGGTGTATTATGTACTTATTACACTTTTACAAAATTTTCTTTTCTATCACTCCTTTCATCTTCCTAGAAAATCCCGGGAATGCCGCACAGATATGTACGACACTCCCAGATCTACCGTAGTACATACTGTACTACATTCCGAAATACTTCCGAAACCAGAAACAGTCATTCCAGTTATGTAGCCTCTCGCAAACAGGATCATTAGTATCAGCGTAATTTTTCACTGTTACTCCCTCAGCACATTCAGATTCATAGTAATCCGCTTCGCGCTCGTAGCTGTCCAGGTCTACATTACTCTCGTCGTAATTCGGATCCAGATCGTAATCATCATAATTGTTGTGTCTTCTCATTTGCATTTCCTCCCATAGGTTTTCATATTTTTGCAAGACGTATTTGTCTTACATATGGATATGTCAAAAAAAACCGTAAAGAAAAGCATTTTTTGAGAAATATTTTTATTTTTTCAATTTTTTCGTATTTTTCTTACATAAATATTGTTTAAGCTATATTTCAAAATCCATGCATAAATACTTGCCATTGTCCATCTTCCAATAATACTGTCCTATGTACCAGTCCTCGCCCAAAATTGACTGCTTACAATATTCCCCCTCTTCAATCTGTTCTTCTCCTTTCGGTTCATCAACCACATAAGCGTTTTTTATATCGCATCCATAAGCATCTACATTCTCCTGGAACCAACCAGCTATCTCTTCATCAAGCTGATTTCTCTGTTCTATTTTTTCTCTTATTTCTCTTGGAATTATCATGTTTCTCCTTTCTACTGTAAATTTCAGTTTACTGATCCTTATCTCTTGCTATTGCTTCCCGAATCCTGTCTACAAACAGAGCGCAGGCTTCATCTACCGATGCAATATTATCTCTTATATCCTGAGTTGGTATATCAAGTTCTTTTCCAAGTTCATAGAGTACCTCGCAGACACCATCTGTATAAGTTGCCTCCTGTGCCGATTTCTCATAATTTGAACATTTAAAAAGACTTTCAGCAATATCAAGTCCTTTGTTCAGTCCCTCCATGTAAGATCTTTCTTTTTCCGATCTAAGCTGTGATGCTCTTTCCTGTATTGCTCTTGAATCATTGATTGCTTTGAGAGCCTTGTCCGTATCAATATTTGTTGCTTTATACATTTTTTCTACCTCCATTAAATCCTAATATTTCAGTTTAGCTGCTCAATGTTCCTTAATATACATTCTTTACATCCATTTTCCCTAAAGCCTACACACTTTTCGAAGTCAATTTTAGCCTCATCTTTAAAGGGACACCAATGCATGTTATTAAAGATATACTGTATAAGCATATCTACTTGTTTTTCTCTTAATTCAGCTACCTGTCCATATTGTAGACACTCCGAAATACAAGTTAATTCTTCCCCATTAAGTTCCCAATCAGTCTCTGATAATTCTCTTGTGTTATAATCTGCAATAATATTTTCAACCTGTTCTACTAAAGCTTTTCTTGTTAATTCGTCCATGCTCCAGCCTCCTTAAATCCTAATATTTCAGTTTAGGTCATTAAATACGCATCATCATATGCCGTTTCTAATGTAGTTTTTCCGCAAATATGAGCATCATCCTCTTTGGAATAACCGCTATTCATTGCGCCATATAGACCTTTGTAATCCTTTACTAAAGCTAACTGTCCGTTAAAATAAGGATGTTCAACAACCTTCCACCTTACTTGCTTTTTGTTTTTGTGTATTGTGAATATTTGACCGATTTTCACTATATTGATTACCCCCGTAAATTCTAAGTTACATCAATTTTCCCACTCATCAGATCTGGAATCAGTGCATCCCTCAATTCAGCCAAATATCTGTTTTCTTGCTGGTTCAAGTAATATATGTGCTGTTTCCATGTCTGCATAATCATCACCAAGATGCTTGACAGAATATCTTTGCTGTTATTCTCAAATCGGATTTCGTTTTTATTCTTTGATGTTGAAAAATAATTATCTTTTTCAATCTGTGGTGCTCCTAGTTTTACAAGCAGTTCATTCAGTCCAGTATCTTGCTGATCATTTTTATACATTTCGATATCGAATCCCACTCCTTTCGCTAGACTTTCGTTGATTGTTAGTTTACATGCGTTTTTTTCTCTCACCACCCTGTTCAGGTCTTCTACAATATCTTCATAACTTCTATGCTTTACTTCCTCTTCCTGTATATCAAGATAGTGACTCGCCAAAAGAGAATATTTATCCTCTTTTATTTTTTCAATGCTTACTGGTTTGCAAAAATCTGGAATACTTTTTCTTTTCCCGATTGCATCCATCACATCTTCCATTATTTTTTCCGGAATAATCTTTATTTTTTTCTGATAGATCCTGTTAGTATGAGAGTTTCCACCATATTGCCCTTTTTGATCTCTGATTTCCTCTACATATCTATTCCTAATGTCTATCATTTCCGTGGTTGCATGTCCTTTGTTTTTGTCCAGAACAACAATACAGGTTCCCACCCCAGTGGACTCAAACATGTTGTCCGGGCAGACAATCACCGCTTCTACCAGATTTTCCTCTACTAACCATTCTCTTATTGCCTTTTCCTCCTTTTGATTGCTGCTCATTATAGAAGCCGGCAGAAGGAAAACACACCTGTCATGTTTTTCCAGCCCTGTTAGTACAAATGCATAATTCGCATTATTTGCTGGTGGCACTACATAACATTTAGCAAATCGTGGTTGTATCTGTGCGAATGGCGGTATTTCCCATTTCATGTTATACGGTGGATTTGATATTAAGGTTTTCTTCATTTTCATATTTCCGTAAATCTCCCGAATTTTTCTCCTCTTGCGATTTTGTATGTGTGAAATACTTCCTGTTTCAATACATCTGAATGATATACTTTACATTCAATATTTCTAACTGCCATATTGAACAGTAGAAATGGCATTACCTTGCTGTCATATTCATATAATTCAAATTTTTGGTTCTTGTCCATATTCCATTTTTGAATTGTCAATGCCCCTGATCCAGCGCACATATCTGTAACTATATCTGATTTTCCTGCAAGTTTTCCCATAAACACAGCTAAGCTCTTAGGTGTATAATCCTGCATTTTTTCCGTTCTATCTGCATGGTAATACTGAAAAATCATTTGTAACCAGTCGATGCTCAAATCTTTTACATTCTCACAAAATTTTTCATACACTGTCTCATCATTATTTTGAACTGCAGCCAGCAATTTCTCTGGCAGATCTTCGGTTGTCTTCGCATCAAATAATCTCAGTACTTTATTTGTAAGTTCCTGTAATTCCATCCCTGCTGCCTCCTTTACCATCCGATGATACAGTAACCCTGCATCAGTCCATATTCCGGTACATCCCGGAGCACATACCGGATCCGGCGCACCTCTGTCCTGCCAGTATATTCTCCATTCTCCCATTCCATTAGTATCAGGACATCTCCCGGCTGTATATTGTCTTCATCCTTACGAAGCTCAAAGTTTTTTCTCTCATCCCTCACTGCCTGGAAGTATTTCGGCAGGATTTTCTTCTCCACTGTCTTCATTCTTCTTTTTCCTCTTCTTTCGGTAGTTTTCCGGATCATAATCTGGGTTAAAAGAGCTGCGTGTCATGGATATGCTCTCTTTCCGCTGATCCTTGGCATATGATCTACGCATGGTCTCTATTTCCGGATCCTGGTTCTCCAATCCCATTGTCAGAAGATCTCCGTAAGAAAAGCCCCGGCGGAATCCGGTCTTTTTATCCCTGGTCAGCACGTTCCGTGGGTAAACTCCTATGACTTCGTATTCGCAGTATTTGCTCGTGCGGCCGATACGGTCCTCGTCATTTATTTTGATCTTTATGATATCTCCTATATGTACATGCTGGACCGTAGGTGCCGGATCCAGAAGAAGGGTTCCATCCCAGTCTTTATACTCCTGCATATTTCTCCTTTCCGGACGACTGCTGCCTCTTGGATTTTCAGCTGTCGTCCCGTGACTATGTTTATGGTTGTTCGTGAGTACACTCCAAAAGGCTTATTTAATTAACTCAAATACCAATATTACATTTCAGCTTCCGCTCACCCCGTCATGATGCTGCCTGCCGTCTGCGTAAGCGGATCCACGGGCGGCTCCATGACCACCCCGACTTCCGCGAGTAATGCACGGGACCATTCCCGGACGGTGGTCTTGTCCTCTTGGTATTGCAGCAACAGCTCATTCATGTATTCTTCCACTCTGGTGAGCCGATCTTTACCAAATCCGTACTCATCCATCAAGGCTGTGAATAAGAACAGCATATACCTCGTTGCCTGCTCATTGATGGTATTCTGCGGTGCAATCTGCTTGCTATCTAGCCAGTACTGATAGGATCCCTTCCGGGCGGTGATATCATCGACCGTATATGCCTTATACTCTATGGTCCAGTCGGCTTTGTCATACAATCGCTTGCTGATCTCCTTAAGGTCTATCTTGCCGTCCGACCAGTCCGCTTCCATCTCATTTACCTTGTTTGCAATTCTGGAGATTCTCTGCCCCTTGAATCCTTCCTTTCGCATGATCACATACGACAGCATGATTCCCATTGCTGTCCACGGTGTCCGGTCAGCCATACGGCTTTCCCTGGCGATCCGCTTGCACTGCTCTTTAATCTCTGCCGGTGTCAAATGTCTCTTCTTTCCCATACTATGTATACCTCCTATGCAAACCGGAGCTGTCCGGTCTGTTCTGCCTTAATCATCATGTTCGGTGTACGCTCTGCCACGCACAGTTCCGGTAAATTTGCTCTGACCAATGCCGCTGGTATAGGCGGACAAACAGCGTTACCGCATCTGCGCACCTGTTCGCTTCTTGGATAGGTCTTGCCGGTGTAATCATGATCTATGATGTAATCTTCCGGAAATCCCTGGCATCCGTACAGTTCTTTGGGTTCCAGCATCCTCAATCCGATGTCAACGATCTGATAATCTACACCCTCAATAGTCACAAGTCCAAATCTATCTCTGGATGTCACTGTATCAAGAGGTTCCTCAATGTCCTGTCCGGTTCCCTGCCCATAATATTTAATCAAAAATGCTCTGACTTCACCGAAGTGACCATCCCCAGCGGTGATTGTTGGTATAGGATCTCGTAAATCCCGCCCATCACAATGATTATTCATCTGAATAAGATTTGCTGTAACTACACTGTTATGATCCCACGCTGTTACCGTTGGCAACGGCTTTTCCACACTGTCTCCTGCACCTTTGTAACCACCGTCATAATATTTGTGCAAGAATGATGTAACCAGACCGTACCGGTTGGATCCGTCTACCGTCATAATTGGTTCTTTAATTGTCTGCCCCCGGACTTCTCCCTGCGCTGTCTCAGAATGGTACTGGATCAATGTGGGACTGATTAAGCAATGCTCATTTTTGCTCACAATCGTAGTCAGAGGATCCCTTACATCCTTACTTCTGTCCGCCGTGAATCCGGTCTGACCGATCTGTACCATATACGGTTCTACGATTCCATACCCGTGCTTTCCGGTAATGGTCGGCATCGGCTCCCGGATGTCGTTCGGCCTACGCTCACCGCCATGATTGCACTGGATAATAAAAGGTTCCGGATTTTCCAGTACGAATTTTTTCAATCCTCTGGCAATACGCTCCATAGTCTTGGGAGCCAGCGGACGTACCGCCCGGATCCCGTACTTTTCCTTGATTTCTTCTGATGTGTCAAAAATGCTCGGACAAGGAAGAGAAAAATCAAGTTGTGTATATGCTCCAACATACGGTTTGAGAAGTCCTGCTTTTACCTCTTCGCTGTCCGCAGGTGCGTGTGTCGGTTCCGGCCACACAATCGGCTTTCCGTCACATCTGGCAATGAGGAAAAATCTTTTTCTCATGGTCGGTGCTCCGTAATCAGCAGCTACCAACTCACGGAACTGTACATCATATCCCAAATCTGTAAGCTGTTGTACAAACTTCTCAAAAGTCTTGCCCTGTTTTGCCTTAATAGGATGATGTCCTCTGTTGAGTGGTCCCCAGGTTTTAAATTCTTCCACGTTCTCCAACATGATTACCCTCGGTCGTACAAGTCCAGCCCAACGACAAGCCACCCATGCAAGACCACGGATAAACTTGTCTTTCGGCTTACCGCCTTTGGCTTTGGAAAAGTGTTTGCAGTCCGGAGAGAACCAGGCAAGTCCTACCGGATGCCCGTTACATGCCTTAACCGGATCGACCTGCCAAACATCCTCACAGTAATGTTTCGTATTGGGATGATTAGCCTTGTGCATCCAAATAGCTTTTGGATCATGGTTGATTGCAATATCCACGCTATAGCCGGTTGCAAGTTCTATCCCGGTGGAAGCCCCACCGCCCCCGGCAAAGTTATCTACTATCAATTCTCCGTTTATCATTCTATCTTCCAGGAACCCGATATATCGTTACCCCAGCTGGAGGTTCGGCTCCTTTCTTGATTAAAAATTGAATTTCCATGCAGAAATATCTTTTGTAGCTACAAATCTGACATAATAATGGTATAAAATTTCAAAAACACTTATATCAAAGGAGACATGCCTATGTTTAAAATACTTAAAACACAATTTTTAACCATTTCTTTGGTTATTCTTTTCATTACACTTAAAATAGTTTCAACAATTCTTCCTGATGAATTTGCATTCTGTTTTTGTTCCGCAGTATTTATGCAATACACTGAGCTATGGTTCCGAATCTACGAATTATCCGAACAGTTCCATCTAGTATGGCCTTGGCAGCGTTAAGCTGCCATGCGCTTATTCTCTAAGAAAATCATCTATGCTCATTTGCCCTTCAACATTGGCAGCAGCTTCTTTGTCCTGGTTCATCCGCATCCGCTTATACTCGTTATACTTTTTCCGGTATTCATAGCTTTTCCCAAATATATTCCACGCTGCTTTTACAACATTTGGCTCATATGGTCGTATTAGTTCCAGATCATCTATAGCCTTGTATGATATGGGACATCCGCAGCATCCAGTACGAGTAAGTCCGTACACTTCATAAGCATCAGAGTACCGTATTCCGTAATAATCTTTATACCAAGCCTTGTCCCTATCAGACACATAATAAAGTGGTCTCAATCGATACTGTCCGGAACTCATCTCCGTAAAACACAGCGCTGTGTTATCTTTCCTTGGAACAGATCTCATTCCACCCTCATCCCTACGCTCTCCTGTGATTATCATTTCATAATCTTTCTGAACATTATGTGCTACATTTTTCTTACAATATATACAGCAGTCCGCACTTATCGAAAAATCTGGTGGATATTCCGTTATGAAGTCCTTCATGTACTTGGATGAGTTAATTACGAGCTGTATATTGGGGCGCGGCTCTCCTTCAGAATTGCAGCAGCACAAGAAATTTATAACGCTTTCACAATTCGGATACCTTTCTTTCAGTTCCTTCCTTTTTACGCTCTTGTCTTCAGCCTGTTCATATTCATCTGCTATCGATAGCGGAATACCTTTTTTCTGCCATTCCGACAATCCTGATGACATAATTTTCGATACAAACGGTACTCCATACGTTCTTACCGCTTGGACGATTCCAACTTTAGGACGGCACTCTTCTATTTCTACACCATATTTTCCAGCCGTAAATTGTACGTGATCTTTCGTTGCCTTCATTTCCAAACCGGTATTAAAGAATACATACTTGACAGGCGGCAATTCGAAAATTCTTCTGGTTCTCTCTATTACATCAATCATGATGTCACTATCAGATCCTCCGGAATATGAGCATATCGCATTGGGATGCTCACGCAATCTTTTTGCAATTATGCTCTCGATTGCCTGAAATTTTTTCGGTGGTTCAAAATCTGCATAATCAGGTCTATCGGTATAAACCCTGCTTCTAAATTCTTCTTTCATTTTGCTTTGGAGTAAAAGCTCTTTATCACTTGCCAACAAACCTCTTACCCCTCTTTCTCCTTTCCGGACGACTGCTGCCTCTTGGAGGATATTTCAGCGGCCGCCCCATTGTATGTTTATGGTTAATTGTGAGTACACTCCAATAGGCTTATTTAATCTGCTCCAATGCCTTCTTGATGGCGGTATAGTAATTGTTCATACCGCTAATTAATATATCCGACTGGGTCTTTCCCATCTTTTCGGAGCAATAGTCTAATTTCTTTTTTTCCTCCGGCGTCATGCGGATTGTGATGCGCTCCGTTTTACATTTCATTTTTGCTCCTTTTGTACATACATTTTTGTATGTACACTATCTCCATTTGCTGTAAACCAAGGCATCCTCCGACCAATCCGGGTAATGATCCTGCAGGTAGCACTTAAACATCTGCAACATCTCTTCCCTATATCCCTTATTGCCATTGTCCAGCATCATATGATGGCTGATACATCCTAGTGCTCCATTCTGCGGTATTCCCAGTCCACCATGCGACCGCGGAATATAATGCATAATGCTCAACGTACCCTGACCCGTCCATTCCACCTCTTCCATCCGGTACTCCATCTGGCAAAAGATACATTGGTTCTGGTCACGCTCCTTGATGCTTTGACGGGAGGTCGTATTAAACTCCCTCGCTCTCGCCTGTTTTGATTTCTTTGTCATTCCTGCTGCCTCCCTCACTGAGTTCTTCCCGGTTACACCGGTGCAACTTCCGATTTTTCTCGGTAGTTCAACCGTACACACATTGTGTACGGTTCGCTTTTCTCGGTAGTTCAACTAGGGTACTTTTTGTACCCCGTTTCCCGCTTTTCTGTCAAATTGTTATATTTTTCATGTTTTGTTGACATCAACAAAATCGTCTCTAACATGAGTGCTCTACTCATGCTGTCAATTTTTCGGTACTTCTGTGAAAATGTCTTTTAATGCCCTCTTCAATGGCATGTTAAAGCGCATCCATTCGGCATATTCGTGTTTCTCGCCTTCCGCCAGCAGGATATGTCCGCCATCCTCTACGTCCTGCAGGAGCATTTCCCACAGGACAGCGTTTTTCACCGGATTGCCTTTGGCACTCTTCCATCCGTTTCTCTGCCACTTCTCCGGCCAGTGCTGTGTGATGGCTGACGCCACGTAGCTGCACTCTGTATGGATCACTACGGTGCAGGCATAATGGAGACGCTGCAGGGCATCACGGATGGCACGCAGGACTGACTCGCTCTCCGTGGTATTGTCATACTCTACGATCTGCGGAGCTGCTTCATAGTCACTGCCGTTCTTGCGCTTTGTCCTCATGATGTACATTGCCCGGCCGGAGCCCTTTGCGGATCCCCGGAGAGTCGTGCCTATAAAGATATCCACTACTTTCAATTCATTTTCCAAAATCAACACCTCCTTCTCCCCGGCGGTCTCTTCCGCTCGGTGCACTTCAGTCTGATCAATGTGTAACTCCGGTATAAAAACCCGGTAACCGGATTGATGCCCTCATGGATCCTGGCTATGTAGTATCCCTTGGGCGGCTTGACCTCCGGCTTCCACCGGACCAGCTTGTCCTCTTTGGGCTCCGGCAGGGGCATATTACGGCTGGTATTGTATGATGACTCCGCTATCCTCGGCTTGCCCGGTGTGCCGTCTGCCCTGGTCTCCGCTGTGTGCTCATCCTTGGTCAGGTAATTCGCCAGCTGTTCCATGTCATCTCCGGTAAACTTGCTGTGACGGATCTCTGCCACGTAGGTGCCACCCTTTGTCCATGCCTTGGTCACGATAGCAGCCGCATCACCATCCGGTGTCTGCTTGATCACAAGGTGGATATGCCAGGCTCCCTTGGTTCCACGCTCAATGTTGCGGATCCAGTAGAGCGGTGCTCCTCTTACCCGGTAGATCTTCCGGATCTTACTCATTGCCTTCTGAAAGTCCTTCAGCGCTTCCGCCATATCAGGAGGTCTATTCTCCATCGCATAGGTCCATGTGATAAACAGGTCTCCCTGGTCAAAGTACTGGATCAGCCTCCACCGACAC